ACAAAAGGATATGAATGTCGTATCTGGCCTTCAAGGTATCCAAAGAAACCACAGAAATACGGTGCTGCGTTAGCACCAATGATACTTGAGAACTGTGTCGATCTTGTTAATAAACCAACTGACCCTGATCGCTTTAATGAACTAGATCTAATTGAAAGAGAAGCTAGTTATGGTAAGTCGCAATTTACTCTTCAGTTTCAACTAGATACGACACTTAGTGATCTAAATCGTTTCCCTCTTAGATTGTCTGACTTAGTAGTTTTAGAAGTTGACCAAGACGCACCTGAGAAGGTGGTGTGGTCTTCTGGTGCTGAGTATCGGATTACTGATTTACCGGCTGTTGGGTTTAGTGGTGATTACTATCACAGGCCAGCGTTTATACATGGGCAGTGGATTGAGTTTCAAGGATGTGTAATGTTTATAGATCCTTCAGGTAAGGGTTTAGATGAAACTGCTTATTCCATTGTCGCTCATCTCAATGGAAATTTATTTGTACTGGAGGTGGGTTCCTTTCGTGAAGGTTATACCGAGCCTGTCTTAAGAGGAATTGCAGAAGCAGCTAAACGTAGAAAAGTAAAACTGATTCTCTTAGAAGATCAGTTTGGTCAAGGCATGATGGAAAATTTATTGCAGCCTTACCTCAGAGAGATCTATCCTTGCACGATTGAACCAACTAGGAGCAACGTCCAGAAGGAAAGAAGAATTATTAATGCTCTTGAGCCAGTAATGAATCAACATCGGTTGATCTTTAATCGCTCGGTAATTGAAGATGATTCCAAAGCTAGAGATGATGATTCCGTAGAGACAGCCTTGGCATACCAGTTGTTTCATCAATTAACTCATCTCACTGTCGATAAACAATCTTTACAACATGATGACAGATTAGACTCGTTAGCTGGTGCAGTTCAATATTGGAACGAATCTCTTGCTATAGATGAAGATAGAGCTATTAAGGAACGTGAACAAGAACTCTGGGAATTGGAATTGGCAGCGTATAAGGGTGATATTGAGGGCCTTCTCGATGCACAAATTCTTGGTGTCCCAATCACGCAAGTCCAAAACAAAAACGCAAAAAGTGGATGGATCAAAACTCACGGGAACCACTAAATACAGACCTAGAGGATGGGTGGTGCGTATCCCTTCTGCTTTTGTTGGGTATAGTTCTGTTACTGATTCTGGATTCCAAACGGTTGTCGTAGCTGAAACTCCTGACCATGCTTTAGATGTCGCTTCCAATTCTCATGTGTGGGAACACTTGGATTTTCCTGTGAGCGATTTCCAAGTGTTCCCTCAGAATCCTCTTTAAACTCTCCATTTACGATTACGCTCTGGTGGATGGTGACCAGCGACAGTTTTTTCTAATTCATTTAGTCGATTAAATAATTCTCTGGTATCTCGATCACGGCGGTTGCTTACGTTGCTAAGTGACATGATGACAACGCTGGCTGTTGCACCAATGATTGCTGCTGTGATCTCTGGCACTGTTCAAAATAACAAATTGTGTCTAGTGTAGGACGGCCTACCACTGATTTCTATGGAAGAAAAGAAAGTAAACGAGCCTAAGAAAAAGAATCCTCTGCAAAAATTAAAGGAGGGTTTGGACGACAAAGAAGAACAACTGCAAGTTCTTAGTACTTTCGTTCGATTAGGTGTCGTTGTTTGGTCGGGATTTATATTGACGTTGAATTATGTAACGATCCCTGGACTAGGAGAGCAAGAACGTATAGATCCAACCTTCATAGCTTCAGTTTTTACTGGGGCACTTGCCAGTTTTGGCTTGGAAACTGCAAAGAAAAGAGGAGATGGAACGTATAAAGCAGATGAAGAGAAGAAAAAAGCAGAAGCAGCAGGAGGATTTGCTAATGGTGTTCCTTATACCATTGTAAGAATTGAGACTCCAGTAAAATTAGTGCCAGATAAACCACGTATTGATCCTATTTCTGGTAAAGAAGTAGATCCACAAACAGGGAAATTGACATGAAGGGATTATTGATCTTGCTTCTATTGGCTGCACCTGCACAAGCCAACATCACATCAAAGCTTTCTAGCTCTACTTCTTTAACAGTAGGAGCCAGTAGTACTCAGGCAGTCAGAGTTCCGTCTACTTACGCAGTATCGGGAACAAATATAAAGGTCAGTACTGGAGAACACATTGGCAAGCTAACGGCAGGGTCAGCAACAGCAGCAGCTACGCTTGATGTTGGAACGTACGAAATGAACACATCAGGATCAGCGTTTTCGCTTACGGAAAGCTGGCAACAAGGAGACGCTATACCAGCAATAGGCAGTGGTGTTGATGTAAGTGCTGGTGTAGTTGCTGATATGCCTGCTTTTGGTAGTACTACTACAATTTCAGGTGGTGTAGCTGGTACGCTTGCAGGTACTGTAGTTAGTTCTGGTGTGGTTACAGTAGTAGCAGGTGGTGCAAATACTACGGCTGTAGGACAAGTAACCAGCGAACTTACTGTAAGGTGAAAATACTCCTGTGCGTACCTTTTTATCTCTCGTATTTCTGTTTAGCCCTGCTGTTCAGGCTGTACCAGTGGTTCCTCAGTTTACACAGGGTACGGTCACATCACACACGGAAACGAGTACAAAAATTACAGAGACAATCAACTCGATTGACATAGATACAGGCTGGCAATACTCAGTTACTGGGACAAACATGAAACATTCTGGTTCATCTGTGTCTCCAACAACTGTTACAGCCCCCTCTCAGACCACTGATGGCATTACTTACACATGGGTTGGCTTAGATCACTCCAACAAACCAAACTGGCAGCTACAAACAGATGGAGCAGCCTTTCAGTTTACCGAAACATACTCGGCTCCTGGGGTAAGCCAGCAGACAATTATTCAAAGAACAACCGATCAAACAAGTATCACCGATACAACAAGCATCTTTCAGCAATAGCCTATGGATTACTCACGCTTAACTTCAGTTTGCCTGCTTACTCTGGTGATGTCGGCGGCGTTAGTGCTACCGCTGCTCCCAATGCTTCATCTAGTGGAAGCGTTATCAACCAAGGAGTACAAGTCTTACAAGGGCCATTCCACACCAACACGTACGGTAACGGAATACAGTGTCAAGGAACTACATTAAGCATTACGCCCTTCCTTACAGGTGCATTATCGCTTAAACGACCCTACGAAAGTTTCTACCAAGATCCTGTTTACGATACAAGTGATGCTAATGATGATGGAATTATTGATAATCCAGGCAGTGTTTTATATTTCAAGGATGTAAGAACAGGACAGAAGGACTCACACTCCATCACAGGCGGCCTCTCAGCAACCCTTTCAGTCCCACTGGATAAAAGATTCACGACTCGTTGTTTATCTGCCGCTACAACCCAAGAGAAAATACAACAGCAGATCTTGGCTAATAAGAGGCTTGATTTTGAAATTGCGAGGCTTCGTGAGTGCTCTAAATTTAAACTTCAAGGAATAAATTTTGCTCCTACTAGCTCTGCTTATTCTATTTGTGCCGATATTTTGACCAGACCTTTTAAGGAAAAGCCAATAGATCACGTTCATTCTATTTCCTCAGACTCTTCTGCTCCTCTCGGCGTTCACGAAGTGACAGCACCTTTGGTTTCTTCCCCCGAATAGCAAGAAGTTTCTTTGTAATCTTCTTAGAGATCTTCTTAACCTGCCCCTTCATTTGCTTCTGGAGCATCTTTGCTATTGGTTGACCTAATACAGTTACACCGATAACTGAAGTGATAGCTATCGCACTTGTATTAAGTAATGTCGTTGGTGGTGGAGTGTAAGTGTTAACAACTTCCAGTACACCTCTTTCCTCGTATAGGACTTTGCATTGATTTCCATCTCGTTCATACCCAATAATTCTTTTTGTTCCGTACTTCCCGATTGCTCCTATGGGTAAATCGTCAGGTCTAGGACAAGGGGGAATAGGGGGCGGTGGTGGGCTAAAAGGTACTTCGTTATTTGTCTTTGTCGAAGTAGAAGTTTCACTACTACTTGTATCAATCTTTGGTGTGGTGGCTTTGGGAGTCGGCTCTATATCCTCTGGCCTGTAATCGACAGGATTGTATGAGGGCATCCCTGCGTCACAGTACACCTGAACGCCCCTATCGTCATCTGTTTTTAACTTCTTATTGCTACCTGAATCTGGATGTGCTTCTACGCAACCAGGGATTTCAAATATTAAATTAGGCTGCTCTAAGTTAAGAGTTACGGGTTGAACATTGGGAATGTTCGTAGAAACTTTGTCGATAGAATTATCAGGGATAAAAATACTATTGACTTGTATATCTGGTATCTCATCCACTTAACAATCTACAAAGTCACCGCCAATATCTTTACCTAATTGCCCTGCTTTCTTAACAGCAACTGCACTAGCAATCCAGCCTATGATTGGGATGTTAGACAACGTACTAGCAGCAGGAGTAGCAGTTACCAAAGAAGTTCCAACTATCTCTCCCTGTGATTCTGCACTGCCTTTATTTTTAATGCACTGAAGATAGTCAGCAGCTAATGCTACGTTTGCTCCAGGTTGATGTGCAACATATTCTTTTCTTGTGTAATCAGTTTTACCGTTCCATTTAGATTTTTCTGAACTAAATAAAACAGTTTTAGGTGAGTGCATGTTGTGGTTTATTACCACCTCTAATCCTTGCTCGTCTTTCTTATATCGCATCTGGCTACTACTGTTTTCTGTAGTTGCTAATGATGCAAGATTCGGCAATGAATCCCCTGACCTACTTAGTAGGACAAGAGA